CGCTCTTCCGATCTGATCGCGTGCGGCTCGGTGTATACGGATACTGGAGAAGTCGTAGACTTTGACGTGAGCAACCGCCTGAACGTGGTGCAGGAAGTCATCGAGGAAGCCAGTAATAAAGTACTCGTATTCGTACCCTTCACGCACACCATTGACCTGCTACGCAGGCATCTGGAGAAGAACCACATAACGTGCGACGTCATCAACGGGGCGGTGTCGGCGAACGCACGGGCCGAGATCGTCAAGATTTTTCAGAATAGTGAAAACCCTAGGGTGCTGATTATTCAGCCGCAAGCCGCCTCCCATGGCCTTACACTCACTGCCGCTGACACAGTTATTTGGTACGCTCCATGCACAAGCGTTGAGACCTACCTGCAAGCCAATGCACGGATTGACCGACCGGGACAAGTGAACCCGATGACAGTCGTCCATGTACGGGGCAGCAACGTAGAGACCAAGATGTACGCGCTCCTGCGCAACAACATCCACAACCACAACGAGATCATTGACCTGTACCGCCAAGAAATTTTTGGCGAAGCCTCTGAAGTTGTTTGACACTGTCAAAGACTGTGCTATACTGATTCACGTGTAGAGGCTGAAACGGGTTAGCGCCGTGGCAGCTTTTCTTAAAGTGTTGTTCAGCCAACGCTGCTTTATGCGAACGGTCTCTACACCCGACCATTAGGAGTTTGAAATGTCAGAAGAAGTTGAAGATTCAGACGTCCAGTCGCCAGACATGGACAAGCTCACAAGAGCGTATCTAGCCATCCGAGATGCAAAAGAAGTCTTGACGGATAAGTACAAGCAGCAGATTGCAGAGTTGGATGAGCAGATGCAAGTGATTGAGCAAGAGTTGCTTGACCACTGTAAGAACATGAACGCCTCAAGCGTTCGTACCCCGCATGGCACAGTTATTCGTTCGGTTAAGTCACGGTACTGGACGAATGATTGGGATTCAATGTACGGTTTCATCGAAGAGACCGGCGCATTCGGCCTGCTAGAAAAGAGGATTCATCAGACACACATGAAAGAATTCCTCTCAGAGAATCCAGACTTGTTCCCCAAAGGCATGAACGTGGAGAATGAGTACACCGTGGTTGTTAGACGTTCCAAAGTAAATTAAGATGAGCAATATCGCAGTTCTGAACCAAGACCTTCCCTACTTCCTGCAAACCGCAGGCCTGAGCAATCTGACCAAACAGCTTGCTGGTACCGGTACAGGTGGCATCCCCCGCATCGTTCCCAAGAACGGCATCTTCCGCAAGGTAGTCGGCGGGGAAGAAATGGGTAAAGTCAAAGGCGCTCTGAACGCTATCGTGGTTAACGCCTCCCCCAAAGTTGGCCGTATCTTCTACGCGAAGGCATGGACTCCTGACGCCGAGCCGACCGCACCTGACTGCTTCTCCAACGACGGGGATACACCGGATGCACAAGCCGCCAACCCCCAAGCTAGCCGTTGCGACAGCTGTCAACAGAACGTCAAAGGTTCTGGCATGGGTAACTCCAAGGCTTGCCGCTACTCTCGCCGACTAGCTCTGGTGCTGGAAGAAGACTTTGGCACTTCTCTGGAAGGCCGTGTGTATCAGATGAACTTGGCATCCAAGTCTCTGTTCGGTGACTCCAACGTGGACAACGCGCACACGTTTGAAAACTACACCAAGTATCTGGCCAACAACGGCAAGAGCTTGGACTACGTGGTTACTCAGATCGGGTTCAACGAAGAGAACGACAATTCGTCGGTGCTGTTCACGCCCGTGCGCTTCATCCGCAAGGAGGAGTTTGACGTCACTTCTAAGCTGGCCGCAAAGCCTGAGATTCAGAAGCTGGTGATCATGACCCCGTACCAAGCCGACACCGCAAGTAAGGCACTCCCCGCCCCCGCCAAGGCTACGGCCAAGGTCGAGGAACCCGGTGAAGCCGAGCCCGTCAAGCGCGAGAGCAAGAAGCCTGCCGCACCTGCGGCTACCAAGAAAGACTTGGACTCCGTGCTCAAGGCGTGGACTGACGAGGAGTAAGCATGTCCCATGGTTACAGCATGAGTTTGGTGTATGCCAACAAAAAGGCCAGCATCAAAAACCCCGGTGTAGCCTTGGGTCGCTTTTGCATTGACAACAACATCTCTGCGATCAAAGTGTCCGAGGAGCTGGGGGTGAGCCGCATGACGGTTTACAACTGGTTTTCTGGGACATTTTTTCCTAGCGAGACGCACCTTGATGCGATAGAAGCATTCACCGGACGACATAAAAAGCGGAAGTAAACATGGCATTCGATCTCCTTGAAGCGGTTCTGCCAACGGAAGGGCGGTTCTGCATACTAGGGATCGGCAAGTACACAGATCAACGGTTCGCAAACACGAGGGAAGAAGCTGACGAAATAATCGAGGAGTTGACGGCAAGCAAAGTTAACGTGTACTACGGGTGCGCCAAGTACGGCCCCCTAGAAAACCGCAAGCACGAGAACGTAGTTGCCATCCGCGCACTTTGGGTCGACATTGATTGCGGCCCAACCAAAGGTGTTCCCAACTCCAAGGGAAAAATCGAAGGCTACCTTGACCAGCAAATTGGGCTGGCCGAGTTCCAGAAGTTTTGTAAGACAGTTGGCCTGCCGAAACCGGTCTTGGTTAACTCAGGCAATGGCATCCATGCGTATTGGTTGCTAGAGCAGACACTCACTCGGCGAGAGTGGGAACCGCTGGCGAAGCGGTTGAAACAGCTGTGCAAAGAGCACGGACTGATCGTGGACGACAAAGTGTTTGAGGCGTCTCGCATCCTGCGGGTTCCCGGCACGTTCAACTACAAGGGCGACTCCGAGCCCAAGCCCGTGGAGATGTGGAATGAAGATTCCCCCCGGGTAACCTACGAGCAGATGCGCACGTTGCTGGGTGAGGCCGAGACCGAACCCGAAGGAGTGCCTGACTTCCTGCCCCCTGCGATGAGCCCCATGATGGAGGCCATGATGCAGAACAAGGTCAAGCGGTTCAGTGCCATCATGATGAAGGCTGAGAATGGGTGTGCCCAGCTCAACTACTGCTTCCAGAATCAAGCCGAGATCGACGAGCCGCTATGGCAGTCGGCACTCTCTATTACTGCGTTCTGCGTAGACGGAGACAAGGCGTCGCACAAAATCTCCAAAGACCACCCGGAGTACGACCCCGGCGAAGTCGAGATGAAGCTGAATAACATTCGCAAGAATGGCGGGCCTCATCTGTGCGCGACGTTTGAGGAGCGTAACCCCGGAGGTTGTGACGGGTGCCCCCACAAAGGTAAGCTCAAGTCCCCCATCATGCTGGGTGTTGAGATTGCCGAGGCCGACGATGACGAGTTCATCGTGGAGGATGAGCAGACCGGCGAGACTACCAAGTACGTGATACCTGAGTATCCGTTCCCGTTCTTCCGTGGCAAAAACGGCGGCATCTATGTTCGCCCACCACCGGATGCAGAAGACGAGCCCAAGCTGATCTACGAGCACGACTTCTATCTGGTCAAACGCATGACCGACCCCCAAGTTGGTGAAGTGGTGTTGTTCAGGCTGCACCTGCCGCATGACGGGGTACGTGAGTTTGCTTTGTCAGCGTCGGCAATCTGTTCCAAGGATGAGTTGCGCAAACTGCTGGCTTACTACGGCGTAGTTACATCCAAGGCACAGTACGACAGTCTGGCCGCATTCGTGATCAGTTCATTAAAAAATCTACAGTATGAGAGGAAGGCAGAGAAGATGAGAACACAGTTTGGTTGGGCCGACAACGACAGCAAGTTCATTGTTGGCGACCGAGAAATCACCAAGGACGGGGTCTTCTACAGCCCGCCGTCTAGCACGACCGAGGATGTGGTCGAGAAGATTCACGTCAAAGGTGAGTTCGACAAGTGGAAAGAAGTATTCAACCTGTACGCTAAGCCGGGTCTGGAGCCCCATGCGTTCGCCACCCTGACGGGGTTTGGTTCGTTGCTGCTGAAGTTCACCGGGTTGGAAGGCGCAATCATCAACGTGATTCACCCCGAGTCAGGCACCGGTAAGTCCACCATTCTGTTCATGTGCAACAGCATCGTGGGGCAACCCAAAGACCTGACCAGTATGTTCAAGGACACGCTCAACGCCAAGATTCACCGACTGGGTGTGATGAACAATCTGGCCAACACGATCGACGAGATCACCAACATGAGCGGCATGGAGTTCTCAGACTTGGCGTACAGCATCAGCCAAGGGCGCGGCAAAGACCGCATGAACAACATGACCAACACCCTGCGCAAGAACAT